ATAGGAAAGAAATATTAAAGTACGATCATTTTGTAGCTGAGGCGATAGTATTAACACAAGCTAATTCAACTACGGTAGATGGTAAAAAAATAGTTAAAGCAGGAACTATATTGCCTGAAAATGGAGCAACTGCTAAAGGTGTTGTTTTATATGATGTAGATGTTACTGATGGAGATTCAACAGGTTCATTAGTTATACATGGATTTATAGATAAATCTAAATTACCGACTGAACCGGATGCTGCTGCAATAACAGCTTTACCAATGATAAAATTTATATAATTTAAGGAGGAATTAAATATGTCAACAATATACGATATAGTAAAAGCAAAAGAGATAGGTGTTTATTACAATGCCATGCAAAAAGAAAGATCTCCATATTTAGGAGAAACACTATTCCCATTAAATAAAAAGTTAGGGTTAGATTTAAAATGGATAAAAGGTTCTAAGGGTATGCCA